GGAACGTCAAATGAAGCGACGCCGGTAGACTGCTGATAGCAAAAGGGTTGTGCCGTGTCTGTCGTCGCCAACGTTGCCATCAATGTTGATAGCCGTGGCGCAACCCAGAGACTGCGTGAAGTTCAGCAAGCTGCTCAGCAAGCGCAAAAAGCATTAGAAGGAATTGGCGGCGCTTCAGGTGCTCAACCTTTTCGTGCTGCGAGCAGTTCGGCGTCTGAGTTAATCGGCGTATTAGGTCGATTGTCAGCAGCCTATCTTGGCTTAAGAACGGCACAGCAGGCTGTTCAGGCTGGCATCCAGCGCGAAGAATCAGTACGTCGCCTCACGTTCCTAGCAAAAGGCTACGGCGAAGTTGCAAGGGCGCAGGAATTAGCCGCTCAATCTGGAAGAGCATTCGGCTTGAGTGCCACAGAAAGCAATCAACGATTTGCTCAATTGTACGGGCGCTTACGTCCGCTAAACGTCAGTCTTGAAGACATCAACGCTGCGTTTGTTGGTTTTAATACAGCGGCAAAGGTAAGCGGCGCAACAACTGCTGAAAGCGCCGGCGCCCTGCTGCAGTTGACACAGGCGCTTGGCTCTGGCGTCCTGAGAGGACAAGAACTTAATTCTGTTCTTGAACAGGCTCCTGGTCTTGTTGTCGCGCTAACTAAGGAACTTGGGAGGCCAGTCAGTGAGATCCGAAAACTTGCTGAACAAGGTGAAATCACATCTGATGTTGTTATTCGTGCATTGAAACGTGCAGGAACGGAAGGTGCTGATGAACTTGCGGCTGCAATGAATGGTCCTGCTCAGGCGGTTAAAAATCTACAAAATGAGTTTGAGAATTTCCAGGTAGCAGCGACTCAAGATTTGATACCAACAGTTGTTGACGCAATGAAGGGACTGCGTGAATTGCTTATATCGTTGGGCCCAGTTATTAGAGGGATTGGCGGAATTGCCGCCCAGACAATTGGAACAATTACAGACTTAATCAATGCGGCAACAAAGCCCGGAGCAACCGCTGCTGCTGTAGCAATCAAAGGCGGCCGTTTGCCTTTGGCAGGATTTGGCGGTATGTCTGGTGCCGGTGAGTTATTCAAGGGCACAAGTGGAGCGTTTGGCACGGGACTGACTGGGCTTAAGGCTGAGGCGGCTTTTCTTGCCAAGCAGCGGCGCCAGCCTGTAACTGATATTTTGTTGCAGTTAATGCAAAATCGTCTTCAGCGCATGGAGACACCTGCCCAAGTATCAAAACCAGATCTACCGGCCACTTTCATTTCCTCTGGCGCCACAGATGGAAAAGGGGCAAAAGGAAAAACTGATGCAGAACGAGCAGCAGAAAGACTGAAAAAAGAAATTGAGCAATCTCTTGAGTTAGGCGATCGCTTGGGTACTGAATTCAAGCGCCAAGTGATTTTGCTCGATACAAATTCGGAAATCGAGAGGAAAAGACTTCAGATCCAATATGACTTTGAAGATCGCGCCAAACAGATAAATGAGCTAAAGAATGCTGAGCAGCGCGTTAATTTGACTACCCTCAATGAGGAAATCAAACGACTTGACACACTTAAACTTCAGTCAGAAGAACTGAAAAAGCAAATAGAGGATTACTACAAGCTTGCCGGACTGCCGGTTGGTGAAGTCCTACGCGGAGGTGCTGGTGCATTTAGAACAGACATCAATCTTGGCCCGGTAGATGATGCCACCAAGAAAACGGAAGAGCTTAAGAAGCGATTTGAAGAGTTGATTGATCCAGTCAACATGGCCGCGACTGGCGCTCAAAACATTGGCAGTGCATTTAGCACAGCATTTCAATCAATCGTCACTGGCGCTCAATCGACCCAGCAAGCATTGGCGGGATTCTTCAAAAGTGTTGGCGATGCTTTTGTTCAAATGGCGACTGAGATTATTGCGCAAATGGTCGTCATGTTCGCCTTTAAAACACTACTCGGCATATTCGGCGGCGGTGGCAGTGGCGGCTTAGACGGAAGCAAATTTGGCGCTGCAGCGTTTGGCTCAAAAAGCTCTGTTTTTGGTGGCTCAGCTTTTGGTGGTAGCGCCGGAACATTCTCAGCTTTTGCAGAAGGCGGCTTCGTCACTGCCCCCACCAGCGCCTTAATCGGAGAAGGCGGCGAACCCGAATACGTCATCCCCGCCAGCAAGATGCGTGGCGCTATGTCCCGTTACTCTGCCGGCGCACGCGGTAGCAGCGTCATCCCTGGAAGCGGCGAAACCGGCACCGCCGACAACGGCATGGTCGCCACAGCCCCAATCGACGTGCGTTACACAGTGGAGCGCATCAACAGCGTTGACTACGTGACCGCCGATCAGTTCCAGCGCGGTATGCAGCAAGCTGCGCAGCAAGGCGCACAACAGGGCGAACAACGCACTTTGCGTAGGCTGCAACAGTCGCCCTCAACCCGTCGCCGTATCGGAGTCTGATGGATTTAGCACTCGGCAACTACCTGCAGTTCACCACGCCGGCAGGCACTGGCGGCTACTACTTTCAAAACTTCTACGTCAACAAAACTGCTACGTATCAAGGCGTAGCATATTCCTTTTTGCCTTTCGGTTTTTCTGGTGTAACAGTCAGCCGCACTGGCGACAACATTGAAGCAACGCTTGTCTTTCCTAATAATGAAATCAGTCGCGCTTGGGCATTGAGCGCGATCGACAACCTGTGGATTGCCCGCGTTACTGTTTTGATCCTCAACCCCGATACGCCCAGTGGCGGCACACTGCTGCATGAATACATCGGGCAAGTATCAACTGGCGCGTGGGATGAAACCAGCTTGCAACTAAAACTGGATACCGTGTTGGATGCCGTTGGCGCCGATGCCCCGATGCGTCGTTTAACCCAGCGACTGATTGGCAACATCCCTGTTAGCGGCAATGTACGCCTGCGCTGATCTGATTGGACTGCCTTATGAACTAGGCGCAGACGGAACAAGTGGCGCCATTGATTGCATCCACATGGTGTATGCCGCATTGGCGGATATAGGCATCCCAACGCCACCGTTCAAGCAGCACTGGTACAACGCCTCATGGCGAGAAGTCGCCCGTGATCTACTTGCGTGGGGTAGGCGCATCCCACAAGCCTCCTATGATGGCGACATCATCCTGTTACATCAGGACCGCAAGGCTTTTGCAGTCACATGGAGCCAAGGCGCCCTTTACATCAATCAGCAGATGAAAAAGGTGGCCTGGTGCCCATTGATCGCGCTGCCGCCGTACACCGTCTTCCGTTACTGCCCTACGAGCGGGAGCTGATTGCCACACTCGGCTGCAGCGAAGACGAATACCGCCAGTTCGTTCAATACGCCCTAAGCAAGGCAGGCATCAGACCCGCCGAATACGACCTAATTCCTGATGTTCGCGCCGATGTAGTTACCGCGCTGGTATCTATTGCCATTGGCCTGGTTTTCCAAGGAGTTGCCTACTTACTTACACCAAAACCAAAACAACAAGCGCAACAGCGTGAACCTGGCAGGATCGAAGGTCAACAACTAGCAAGCGTTACCGGCGCCGATCGCTTTAGCCCCACTTTTGGTTTTGACAGCCAAGCAGAGCTGGCCAGCTACGGCGATCCAATCCCCTTAATTTTTGGGCGTTACACGGGCACAAGTGGTGGCATCCTCGCAGCTCCGCGCTTGGTATGGTCGCGTTCGTTCGCCCTTGGATCACAACAATCAGTCAAGCTGCTGATGGTTGTAGGTGAGCAAGGTTTAGGTGATGGCATCGCCCGTCCAGATCTGAACGGCATTTTTCTTGGCAACACACCACTGGATGCCATCTATAACCACGATTTTGCCTTTTACTGGAAGCGCAACACCAAAGACTTCACTCGCATCAAGGCACAAAACCTTGCCTACGGCACACGGGGCAGCGGATTTGCTGGCGATATTGAAACCCAAGATGATGTGTTTGCTTGCCCAACACTTAACTCCTTAACTGACACCGGTTTCTGTCATTCGTACACACCATCCGCTAATACGTTGTTCGGCGTTTATGCGCCTATCCCTAACGGCACCGACTATCGGGTCAACTGGAAACTGGTGCCCATTCCGCATATACCGGATGAAGGCGACAGGTCTAAAGATGACCCCAAGAATCAAAGATTATTTGAGCGAATCAAAATCGCTGGTGATTACGACATTATTCGTACAAAAGGCATTGGCGCAGCCTACGAACTTCGCAATACTTACGGGCAAATTGGAATTGGTCGCGGTTACGGTCGCGGGCTGGGAGTCACCTCGCTGAATGGGACAGCAGTTACTAGCGGATCAGGCAATACCAATTACGAGCGCGATGTTCGCCAAGCGCGTGTAAACGACACGATTGTGTTCACAATCGGAAGCAATGTTATACCGGAAAACGAATACTACACCGTTGACGAAGACGGCACGATTTATAAAAACACACAGGTTGCTGACATCAACAGCGAAGTAGCAGCAGGACGCCGCGCCGCCGACGATGCCTTACAGATCGGCGAAACAATCATGATTGGGCGCACCGTCTGGGTTGTTGAAACACGCGCTTTACCGCAGTGGACTGAAGGCACTCGACAATCCATCAGCCTTCGCTGTGTCGAAATTTTTGGTGAAGGCATTGGATCGTCTGTAGGACTTGTAAGCGAAAAGTTTATTTCCCGCGTCATATTTAGCGATGACCTAGGCACTAGCAACAACCGAAATGCACTTGGTTTACACGCCGGTCCCAGCTACTACCCGCTCACAAAAGTTTCTTTCGGCTTGGTGCGTAACACACGCGAGTGCGAAGTAACAGAAATCGGCATCCGCTCGCAAGTATGGAACCGCGCCAACGGACTGTGTAATTTCTCCGGTCTTCCCAGTCCCGAATCATTTCGTGATGCAGAAATCAACGGCGTTGCTGTAGAAAGTGGCGTGATGACGCTGTACATCAAACGCAGCGCCGCATGGACAATATGGCTTCGTCCCTCTGGTACAGATTCAAGCGGTAAAGAATATCGCTGGCAGCCATTAGGGGAAAGGTTTTGTGTAACGGGTGAAACACCGCAAGACCAGTTCAACTTCATCCGAATTACGCACCCACAACGCGGGCGATTTGAGTATCGCTTAATTCCGAAAAGCGGCGCTGACGTTGTTCGCCATAGCCCGGAAAACGAAAGCTTCTGGCAACTCAACGCAAAGACGGGCCAAGATTTATCGCAGTCATACTCCACGCCGTACGGCACGTTCACGATTTACTCAAAAGGCCGCTATGTAACACGAAAAGATATCTCGTTCAATCCAGAGTTGCTGTCTGAATCGCAGATCACCCAGCCAGAGCGCCAAGCGACAATTCCCTCAGCAGTAGAAGTCGATACCTACCTTCCCGACCTAGAGGGCGGTGGCGTTCAGGCGGTAGCTGTACGCTTAGCAGAGTTTCCCTGGCTTCCCAACAACGGTCCCGGCAACAAAGCCGCAACCTTAGTAGAGCTATTCGGCAAGCCTTTTCAGTACGGATTAACTGCAACAGCAACACGTACTTTTACCGTCCCCGGCACGAATAAAAAAATTACGATCAAGTTTGATGGTGTTGTTAATGAGTTTTTCCCCGCCGATCACCCATATTTTCCGGGCTGGCGCACTTGGAATTTGAGCGCAATGTCTGTTGTATCCAGCAGCGGCGGTTTCAATACCCTTGAAACTTTTGACGCTGTTGTTCCTGTTACTGCAGGCAACGATCGCGCAACGCCGTATGGATTAACAAGCGTCGGCATGAAAATTCAAGTGTCGCAAACTAGCGGCACTGAACCTCGCGGCATCAAATCAGCCTTCGCGCATGAAGCACTAGGTAATGCCAGCAGCTACCCAGTTGGCACAAAAAGAAGTTACGTGTTCAATGCAACGGAGGGCGGCAAAACGCTTCGCGTCTTAATGACCGGCAT